GACGCGAGTGGAATACTGCATCCACGCGCCCCGCCCGGTCGGCCCCACGTACCAGACGTAGCGCCGACCCGTAGACGTATTCTGCCAGACGTCGCCTGATCGTGGCGACGCTGGCGGCGACGTTCCCTGGACTACATCAAGCGGCACCTACTCCTCCATGGAAAGGAGACGGATTACCCCGAGGAGTAACCCGTCCCTTGCAGCCCCGGAGGATCAGACAGGCGTCGGGCTCGTCACGACCGCTTCCGCGATGGCCACCGGATCGACCACCTTGTAGCCGTAGACCTGAAGACCCCTGAGCAGCGTCCCGAAGGTGAACTCCGACCGCAGCGTCTCGACCTTGGATACCTGCGACGCGAACGTGAGCCCGTGCGCGTGACCGGCGTAAATGATGCCTTCACCAGCCGCCAGCGCCGGAGGACCAGTGATGGCCCCCTTGGGCAGCAGGTTGCTGACGTACAGCGTGAACCTGTCGATCATGCCCAGACGACCGTTACGCAGGATCGAGGTGTCGTCGCCCGACAGGTAAGCCTGACGGAGTTCCGAGGCCTTGATCAGCGTGGCGGCCCAAGTCGGCATGACGATCCAGCGTCCCTGTTCGGGGATGTTCTGTTCGTCGAGGGCTTGGCCCAACCTGAGGATCACCGCCAGGATCGTCACCTGGCCCGCTACAGGCGTCGCCGCCTGATTGGCGACGACCGGCAGTGGCGTGCCCGTGACACCCAAGTTGATGGTGCCGGAAATCACGCCCCCCGTGAGGCCGCGATTTTTGGCGTGGGCTTGACCCATCAGGCCCAGAAGAACGTCCGTATCGATGACGATCTTCATCTGCTGCGCGGCGTCGTCCGACCAGATGCCCATCAGGTTGATGTCGCTCTGGATCTCCATCACGTCGTCGAGGATCTCGTTGAAATATTTGCCCTTGTCGATGTTGAGATCGACGATGTTGGACGCCGGGCGGTCGACGGCGAGATTACCGCCCACGAGATAATCGCGAATGGTGATCGTCGGCTTGGTGCGGATATGCACCTTGTCGCCCTGATTGCGGATCTCGCCTTCGTAGTCGGTATTCGAAATCGCGGCCAGAACGGTCGATGCGTAGAACTTCTCGATCAGCTTCCCGGACCAGATCTCCGGGATAAACGTACCCGCATACGGCGGGGTCGGCTGGGCACTGCCCGTCGGAAAAATCGGAGGGGTAGTACCTGCACCAGCAAGAGGATAGGCCATTAGATGCTCCCAGGCGTGCCCAGGATCACCTCATGTATGGATCTCTGGGCAACTGTGTGCGGTTGTCGGAAAGAATGCGACCCTCGCGCTGCGCCAGCATGATGTCTTGGTCGATTGCACGTTGATCCTGCTCGCGACCACGATAACGTCCGGCAGCCACATCGGTGTAAAACCGTGTGATTTCAGCGGCGGTGTAGACTGGCTTCTCAGCGGGTTGACCACCGGCTGAGTGGGCTCTGCCCGGAGCGGCTAGGGTGATCAGATCCAAGGGCGCTCCTGGGCTCCGGGGGTCCATCGGGGTATCCGATACGACCATGCGGGAGGGAGGTGGCGTCCTCGGCTGACCTTGCCCTTGCGGGTTCGTGGCAGCCTCCTCTGCGAGGAAGGCCTGGAAAAATGCGGCTACCCTGTGGGGATCACCGGAGTTCCAAGCATCCTGCATTAGCGTCTTACGAATAGCACCGGAGAAAATATCCGGCAACTGGGACCATTGGATAAATCTCGGATCGCGGTTCAGGTCGGACCACCGGGGGATCATGCCCTCCAACGTGGTGTTCATCCGATTGAGGAAGGCGTTGCCGGTTTCCTGCTGGACGTACCCGAGTTGGCCCCTCAGGCTCTGGATCTCCTGCTGGAGCGGGCCCGCCGTCTCGGCGGCGACACGGCGCATGACGTCAACGAACTCGGGGCCGTAGTCCGCAATCTCCTGCTCGGTGACCAGCGGACCAGGCTCGGCGTAGCCATTGGCCTGCGGCGGCGTGCCGGTCTTCAGCAGCCGGTTCTCCTGCTCGATCTGTTCCAGGCGTTGGCTGAGGGACGTGATCGCTTCGCGGGCCCGCCGGTTCTCGGCCTCGGCACGGCCGTTCAGCGACTTGAACCGGCGCTCCCAGGAGCCGTCGTCCTCGGGATCGGGCGTACCACCGGGTCCGACCGGCGGCGCGTCGGGCGGCGACTGATCGGACGGCGCTTGGCTGGGCGGCTCCTGCGGCGGGGCCTGGCGATCTTCGATCTGGGCGGCAACCGACGGTTCGGCCGTACCGGCAATCGCCTGCTGGATGGCCTCGGAGCGGCGACCCTGGTCGAGGATCTGCTGCGGGATCTTCACGTTGGGGTCGACCCCCGCCATCGGGGTCTGTTTTGCGATGATCTCGGCGGCTGTCTTGGGCAGGGCCATTACTTCCTCGCTTCGTACTTGGCCCGAAGGTCGAGGCAGTCTTCCAGCTTCTGTCGAAGCTGAGTTACCAACTGTGCCTTCCCCTGGACCGGAAAGATGACGTTCGGTTCGGCCGCCTGAAGGTCGTCTCGGCAGCGGCTTTCAAAGACCCTGAAGGCGTCCAGCAGCTTGTCGTACTCCCTTGGGGCGGCGAGTTTCAAGTCCGCCGCCGCCATAACAAGCGGAAATAACGGATCGCTCACTTGGGTTTCGGGTATCCTTGGTCGATGATCGACTGGTAATTCGTCAGCGCGCCCGCCCCGCTCGGGGTGAGCTTCGCGTAATTACCCATCGACATCGCCATAGGCCCGCCCTTAGTCAGCTTGTTCACCGCTTCCCGCGAAGGCAGCATTACCTTGGTTTTGAGCTTGAAGGGCTTTTTCATTTCATCGGCTTGGGAAACCCAGGCCCTCCCACACTGAAATCGTAGGGATTATCGGTTTTGTACGCCGCAGTATTCTGGGCGTAGCGCCGGTCGCCCACAGCGCCAACCGTCGGCCCACCTCCCAACTTGGACGGGTTGGTGCCCGCCGCCTCGGTCAGCTTCTGCTTGCGCGCATTGCCGCCGATGCTGCGGTTGGTCAGGTTGAGCGCACCCCCTTGGGGAGTCGCCGCCTTGGTGAAGCGCGTACCGCCTAAGAGCTTGGCCATGTTACCCCGCCGAGTAATTACGGAGAGGTCTTACCGCCCTCAACCCGCTGCGATCCACGGTTTCCAAACATCTTGGTGGTCCCACCCTTGGCGAATTTGTCGTTACCGCCTGAGGGATCGGCCGAAGTCTGGCCGGGGGTCTGGGTGCCCGCGTAGGACTTGTTGGAAGCCCCCGCCGAGTAAAACCCGACCTTGCCGCCCGCCTGTGGCTTGATGTCCCGGCGTGAGCCCGAGTGGCCCTCCTGCGAGGACTGACCGGGGGTCTGGGTGCCCGTTGGCGTAAACTTCTGCATCTGGCCTGAGCTTCCACCCAGCTTTCCCCAAGATTTTCCTTTGTCAGCCATCTCGATCTCCTTTGATTAAAATCAACCGGGACCAGCCCCGGCACTTCTAGGCGACACCACGTTCGTCTGGGGCCCACCCTGCGGCGGCCGGGGCGGCGGGCCCGGAGGGCCAGGCAGCTTGCCCTTGGGCCCACCTGGGCCACCGGGCGGCGGTGGCGGCTGCATCTGGCTGCCAGGCATCCCCGCCAGCAGGGCCATCTTCTTGGCCTGCGCCTCCTGCTCGTCAAGCTCGTCCTTGGTCGGGACGACTTCTTCGCCGTCCAGGCCGATGCCCTGGCTGACCGCTCGCAGGACGTTGGCACGGCGCTTCGGCCCCATGATCTGGAGATCCGTCGGGTTGTTGGTGAGTTGCAGGAACTCCAACTGCCGCTGGCGCTGGGTTTCGCGCTGAACCGCGACCACCACGCCCTTGGGCATTACTTCTTCCTCGCCTGTGAGGAGCCCGGAACTGTCGGACATAAGCACCAGATCAAGGAGGTTTCGGAGCAGCGGGGACATGACGTCGCGGTCGATATTGGCGCAAACCGTCTGTAGGATTTTGCTCGCGTTGCCCATAAGCATGGCAAGCCCCGAAGCCGTCCGGCCCGCTCCACCCCCCGGTGAATTGCCCGATAGGTACTTCGGGATTGCGGACATATCGTCAGCCAGTCCGTAGAACGCATTGAACACCTGTAGATGCTCGTTGGCGTTGGATTGCGGCTGGAAGAACGTAATCGCCGCCTCGGTAGATCCCGCCACCGCTGGGTTCACGGTGCGCCAGCGTTTCCAGGGGTAGAGTTCATCCGAGTTATCCATGCCCGACAGGCGGTCCTCGTTGATCACCACCTGTGGGCCTGAACTGATCGACATGTTGTTGACGACGGATCGCAACGAGGCGTTCGCAACTTCCTGGAGATCACTGATGATGTCCGGGATGCCGTTACCCACCGGAGTAGACGGCACCTTCTCGAAGCTCGTGATGAAGAACGGATGCCGCCGACGGGGAGAGGGCGACAACTGCACCTTGATCAGGTAGCTCCCGATCAGCCACGCCTGAATGGCATAGTCCTTCAGGTCGTCCGGTATTTCCTTGGGCGAGAAGCCATACTCAAGAAGCATCCGACCCTGCACGTTCCCGTGGAACTCAAGGGTCGTGATCAGGTTAGACATGTTGTAGACTGGGTTTTCCCTGCTCTCCAGCACGGCGCGCGTGGCGTCGGTGCTGTCCCAGTTCTCGATAAACCCCTGGCGACCGTAGTTCTCCAATACGGCCCGAATATTGGTCGAGTTGTATCCAGGCAGTCCAATCAGATCATTGAGATCGGTGCGGGTTACCCGGATGCGGTGGATTATTTGGGCGTCTTCGATGTTGGCGACGCCAGGGGTCCACCACAAATCGAACGGAGAAACGTGTTCCCACCATAGACGGGGACGGCGCTCCTGAACTGCCTGTCGACCACGCCACTTCACATCCATTACCATGCGGACGGTTGGGCCCTTGATACAGCCGAACGGGAAGATCGGCATATCGGTAAGGAACTCGGCAAATGCAGAATAGAAATTTCCCTGGGTCAGGATCTCGTCGATCTTTTCCTCAGAGATTACGGTTTGTTCTTTGGCGTGGACTTTCGCTGCTGCCCGCGCGCTCTCCATCAACTGAAAAATCCGGTCCTCAATCAGCGTCGGATCCGGCATCTTCCCCGGTATCGGCGGTACCGCCGGGGGTGATCCCGGAGGCGTATTGGGATCGGGTACGCCAGGTGCGCCGACCATGGCAGATTGAACCTCGGTCTGAACCAGACCCTCGATTGACTTCAGAACGTGGTCGGGGATCGCAGGGTCGCTGGGAGGAGTGAGCCCCCACGGTCGTTCGGCTCCGAGGTACACATCGCGCAAGAGGGAGGACGCTCCCCGACATTTGGCTGCTGTCAGTCGGGCGTATACATCGGAGCCGCCGAACTTTTTTATCTCGGCCAGCTTCGTCGGGTCATACTGGCCGTTGAACGCACGCAGCGCGGCCAGAAGCCGGTCCGACCAGCCGCCCACCGTGTTGCGGTGCCTGACCATCATGTCAAACTGCGTGCGTATGTAGCCCTCAAGGCCCCGGTACTGCTGGGTGTCGGGCTGGGTTCCCTGCGTGGCCTCGCGAGCGCGAGCCTCAGCAGCGTCCATCTGGGCGTTGGAGACTGTCCGCACGAGCGGGTTACCTGCGGGCTGACCGCCGCGCGGCTGGAACGGGATCACCTGGTCGACGATGGCTCGGTCCCCCAAGATCTAGTATGGGAAATGATATTGTAGGACTGGTTTAGCACAAAAGCTCTAGGGAATTTTCCTCATGGCCAAGCTCCCCGCCCTCCTGGATGACGCCGGGATCTCCCGCCTAGCGAGAGAAGTGGCCCGCGACATCAAGGAACTTCCCGACATCTTGGCGACGTTCAAGCTGACGGATGAGCAATTTGACCGGATCGTCGACAGCAAGTTCTTCCAGACCCGGCTCAACGAGGAAGTCCAGCTATGGAACGCAAGCGACGCCCCCGCGATCAACAAGCGGATCGAAACCAAGGCCGCCACGATGGTGGAGGACTGCCTGCTGGAGGTCTACGCGCTGGTCCACGACCGGGAACAACCCCTGGCGGCCAAGGTGGAAGCCCTCAAGTGGGCCGCCCGCATGGCTGGTCTGGGCGAAGCAAAGACGGGCGCATCAGATGGTGGCGGAGTGAAAATCACGATCAACGTGGGCGGCCAGGAGCTTAAGTTCGACAAGGAAAAGGTGAACTTACCCCCGCGAGTAACCGACGTGGTTGATCTTACCCCGGACAAAACCTGATGGTTGATATCACCTACACCGCGCCCAAAACCGTAGCCGACTTCATGGTGTCGGAAGCGTTCATCCGGCTGATCGCTGGACCAGTGGGTTCGGGAAAAACAACAGGTGTGATTTTCGAATTACTGCGAAGGAGTTGCGAACAATGGCCGTCGGCCGATGGCATACGCTATACGCGGTGGGCGATCTGCCGCCAGACCCTCAGCCAGTTGAAGAACACGGTGCTGAAGGACATCGCGAGGTGGTTTTCTGGGATCGCGCGCTGGAAAGTCAGCGACAGCACGATCTACTTCGAATTCGCGGATGTGAAAACCGAGTGGTTGCTGTTACCCCTCGAAACGCCTGAAGACCAGCGACGGCTTCTCTCGATGAACCTGACGGGCATTTGGGTGTCGGAAGGTATCGAGATCGACTACGACCTGATAGGCCCCATTTCGGCCCGCTGTGGTCGTTATCCGTCGCCAGCGGACGGGGGTGCCAAATGGTACGGCATAACGATAGACACGAACATGCCCAGCGAGGGGACACCCTGGCAGATTGCCATGTCCGATCCGCCCCCCGACATGCAGGTATTTATCCAACCGTCTGGCCTCGCTGAGGATGCTGAGAACCTACCGTACCTTCTTCAGACGCCCGAAACGCTTAAACTTCCGGTCGACGACCCCCGAAGGATAGCGGCCGGGAGGGTTTATTACGAGCGGCTCGCCCGGAACCAGAACGACGCCTGGGTCCAACGGTACGTCAGGGCAGAGTACGGACCAGATCCATCCGGGGCCGCCGTGTATGCCGGGGTATTCCGGCCTTCTTTCCATTGCGTGGAAAACCTGGAACCACTCCGGGGACAGCCGCTTTTCGTCGGACAGGACTTTGGCCGTGATCCGTGGGGTGTAATCCTCCAGATGGATCATCGCGGGAAGATACTCGTCCTCGAAGAAGTACCGGCTGAAGATACCGGGCTGATTAACCATTGTCGGACAACCCTGCGCCCTAGATTGCTTCAGCCGCGCTACCAAGGCCTGAGCGTCGTAGTAGTCGGAGATCCGGCAGGCAACCAGCGGTCCCAGTACGACGAACAGACAGCCTTCGACATCCTGAAACGTGAGGGCTTCACCGCACAGCCGTGCTTCACCAACGACATCGACACTCGGCTCAGGGCCGTCGAGGGGTATCTCCTCCAGCAACGCGATGGAGGTCCAGCGATAATCTTTGACCGTGTACGCTGCCCAAAGCTCATCCAGGCGTGTAACGGGATGTACAGGTATTCGAAGACGTCCCTCGACGTCTCGAAACCCAAGCCTGACAAGAACCCATGGTCCCACGTTTCCGACGCCCTCCAGTACGCGGTGTTGGCCACTGGAGGGGGAACATACGCCGCCATCGCCCGCAAGCTCTACCCCAAACGTCGCGCTGCGCCGCCTATAAGCGCAGCCGCGTGGACGTGATCTAACAGTAGTTACGATGACAGCGCGGGCGGTACGGCCGTTGGCCTGCATAGGCATAGCTGCCCGAGTAGGCGTAGGCGTACCCCGGCTGCACGTACACCGGCTGGGCATACACGACGGGCGGCGGCGCGTAGTACACGGGCGGCTGGTAGTAGCCGTAAGCAGGCATCCCGCAGAACAGTCCGATGCACAGGCCGATCATGGGCGTAGCCCTCCTGTTCGAAGTACGTATTACCCCGCCGAGTAATCCCCCGTTCAGGGCTTATTTACGGTGTAGGGCTGGGCCCCTTTCGAGAAATACTCGTAGACCTGGCCGCCCCAGATCACCAGCAGCGTGAAGATCACGGCGACGCAGAACACCAGGATGAGCGCGCCCCCACTACGCATCATTTGGTAATATGTTTCGTTGCCCACATGACGGCTTCTTCCATCTTGGTCTTGGCGATGGATAGCTCCCGGCTCGGTTCAAGGTGCTTGCTCATGTAGAGGACGAAGTCGAGGCCGCAGTCCTTGAACCATTTCATGTGGGTTTTCTCGGCCTCGGTCAGCACCCGGTACTCGTGGCGCATGACGTTGTTGGTCACGCGCTGATCGGACGTCGACGGCACGAACTCGGGGTTGGTATCGGGGGGTTTCATGTGACCACTATCGCGTTGGACGTTACCGGGGCGCTCGTACCGCTGATGTTGGTCGCCGTCATGACGCACGTCGCGGTTTTACCCACGTCGCCCGCCACGCGGGTGTAAGTCGCTGCGTTGGTGCCGACGTTCGCGCCGTCGATCTTCCACTGGTAGGTGCGCGAGTTGGGCGAGCCGTACCAGTTGCCCAAGGTCGAGGTCAGCACCGTGCCGGTCTGGTAGATCAGCGGCGCGTCGATCACGGTCGGCGGCGCGATCTCGTCGGCAATGCCCTGCATGTCGGCCTGGAAGATCTGGACCATTTCTTCCTGGATCTCGGGCGGTGTGCGGGTCAGCACGTAATCACGCGCCGCAACGCGCGCACCGGGCTTAAGCTGGTCATACAGGCTCTGGGCCCACTGGACGTCCGTCGTCATCCTCCATCTCCTTGAGCTTGAGCTTCAACGAGGCGATCTCGTCCTCCAGCAGCTTAACATAGGCCGACGCCCAATACAGTCGCGTGATGGTGCCCTCGCGCTTGGCGGTCATCTCGACCCCCGTCTTCAAACCAAGGATCTGGCTGAACATTTCCAGCCATTCAGCGTGGTTCATCTTCCGTAGCTGTTCCTCCGGGAGATCGCGGATCTTCAGCTTCAGGTGTGGGCTGACGTAAGTGTTCAGGGGGCGGGGCGGTAATTTCCCCATTCCGTTCACCGTGTTGTCGTTCATCGGGTGTTGAAACTCCCGCCCATGACGTCATTGTAACTGAAATTCTCGAGAATTTCACTGACGGCTATCTTGGGATCGTCGTAACCATACACAGTATCGTTGTAGGTCCACACGAACTTGGGCAAACGAACCAAGTTCGTGGCCCAGCGGTTACCCAGATCGGTAATCCGCCACATGCCCGAGAACTTTTTATCTTCCTCGGGGTTGGGCTCAGAACGCTCGCACATTTTCCACCACCGCATGGTGGGAAGTTGGTTGGATGCTACCAGCCAGCGGGGCCCGAACTTGGGTACATCAACCCAGTCGCCACCCGGCTGGGTCATGCGGGCCAGCCAGATGATCGAGGCGGCCATGGTTTTGTTAATTCCCCGCCGGTACATCTTTCCCCAGCGGTTACAGCACGGACAATGCCCGCCATCATCACGAATAGTCTGCTCCCACTGGGCGCGGGCCTCATCCAGGGTCATGTTTGAGCCGGTGTGCAAGCTCATGGGTGTTTTCCTCGTGAATGGTGTCCAACGCCACCAGTAATATCTGCTCGTGCGTCCAAGCGTGGACCGGGAGATTTCGTACGCCGTGTTTCGTAGCGGCGCTCAAGCTTAATCTGAGGGCCTCGGAAAAGATAGCGTACTTGGGCCAGAAATCGGGATCGTTGGGGTTACTCATCACCCCAAAAACAACACCAGTCTGGCTATGTCAACGTCCGACGGCGGAGTTTCGACCGTATCGAGCGGTATCGCCAGCGGTGCGCCGTCGGTTTTACGCCACACCCGGATCACCCAGTACTCGTACTCGGCGGTGTACGACAGTTCTATATGACCGACCTGGGCCCGCGATTGACTGCTCAAACGGTTTTCCACGCTTCGGATCATCATAAGTGGTGAGTTACTCATCCGAGTTACTTAAACCCCGGATTAAATAGGGTCAATTGAAAAATACCATCCCGTATTTTGGATAGACCTGAACTCCACCCGCCCCCCGCCACCGGCTGGCCATGTGGGGGGTGGGGGGGAGGGGGCCTGGCTATTGATAGCCCCATATTCCTGGCCGCCCCCCGCGCCCCCCGAACAAATAGCACTAGGCTATCGGGGGATGTGTCCCCTTTTTTGGAACGGAAGGCTTACCCAATGGGTAACGACAATCAGACGGCCCCCACGACGGGGGAGTTGCTAAACTCGACGATGCGTGACCGGATGTTTGCCAAGGTGGACGACATCGGTTTCGCGATTGCGATGGGCCGGGATGGCATGAGCGTTGCTGGCCATGACTTGAACCGGCTTTTCGTGAGCGAGCCGACAACGGACATTGCCATTGTTGGCGAGTTCTATGACCGCATTCAGACGGCGGTCACGAATGCCGCGCTGGCCAATGGGAAAACCGTCAAAGAGCAAAAGGCTAGCTCGCGCGGTACCCAAGTCAACAAGTTCGCGAACTTCGCGCTTATCGCGCTGATCCCGAACGTCAACGCTCTCCCCGCGTATGAGTTCGCTCGCGTGGAAAGCAACCTCGGCTATAACAAGCTCGTGGGCTGCATTGTGGCCATCAAGCGCGAGGTCGCCAAGGACAAGGACGCGAGCAAGGACACCTTGTTTCAGGCCGTTCGCGACGCGTTGACCAAGGTTCCTCCTCCCCTCTCCGAGGTGGTCGAGGAGCTTGCTGAAACGTGGAACACCTTGCGCCACGGCGACGAAAAGAAGGGCCATCCCTACGATGCGGCTTTCACGCGCCTCCTCGCGACGTATCCCGCCGACTACGCGGAACACGTCGCCCGCGCGCTGGCCGTCGTGGTCGAATGCACCAAGGCCATCGAGAGCGACATGGCACGCGCCACGGCCGCCGCCAAGCTCTCGGCTCTGTCGAGCTAGGAGCCAGGCCCCCCTCCCCCCGCGCGCCAGGAATGGCGCGCGGGGTTTTTTATGGGCTTCACTCTCTGACCCCCTCCCGCGCATGGGAGCCCATAAACAACCCCGCATGGAAGGTGAGTTACCCAATGGGTAAGGCGAACGATAGAACGTGGATGGGTGATCGGATAGGCATGGGCGACGCTAATCTGCCCAGCACGTATCAGCATCCCAAGGACATTGCAGCGCGACGCGCGCACGCGATAGCCAGGAATGTGCAACGCGCGCACGACGAGCGCCGCGTTCCTGCTGGCCGCGTCTATCAGGTCATCAGCGACACGAGGGGCGAGCCTGAGGTGGGCGATGTTTACCCAATGGGTAACTCCGCCATCGTCTACAATCCTAAGACCAAGTTGTGGGAACACGCGACGTGCCTGGCAGTACAACAGCCGCTCGCCGTCACCGCCCGATTGGTCCGCAATAACCCGTACAAAAGGTGAACCACCTACAATATTTAATTCGTGTAGATGGTTTAGAGGCGATTGTGTAGACGGCAGCACACTCGCTAACTCATTGAAATCCTATATATATTATATAATGTAATAATATAATCATACCATCTACAGTAAATTAACCCTTTCATAGCGCGAGGGCTGGCCCGCCGTGTAGATGGTTTGCGGATTAATTAATAATTAATTCCAGACCATCTACAAATCGGGCCCCCTCTCCAATGATACAGTGTTGATTTACTGTAGATGGTGTGGGTTCGATTGTTACCCAATGGGTAACCCTTTGATCTAACACCATAATAAAATTGTGTTACCCATCTACACTTTCGCCTCACAACCATCTACAGGTAACAAATGAAAAAGAAAATCTATTTCTACACCAACCAGCATGGCCAGCCAGTCCGCGCGGTATACGAGGATCTGCCGGGGATAGTTAAGGCCAGGGTTGATTGGTTAAAGTGGAAGCGAAAACAAAAGCTTAACCGCGTCCGCAGGGAGCGCGAGGCGCGTGCTGTTCAACTCAGAAAGGACAAGCCATGACTATTGTCTACGCTATTGCGGGCCTAGCCGCATTTATCTTGGCGCTGGCCAGCATCGGCCGTCACTCTCCGAAACCCCCCGTCATCATCAAGCCAGTGGTGATGCGTGAAATAACAAATCATGCGCCAATTATTTTGCGCAATGTTATTACCAATGTGCGGTGGCCTATCAACGAATAGCCGCGCGGGTGCAGTTTCCTGCACATCCGTTCCGGTACAGCAGCACCGCTATTGCTGTACCGGAATAACTACCCGTTTGTCAACCCTTACCCAGTGGGTAACACAATGGCCAAGCTAAAGTTCTCCGACATCTCGGCACTCGCCAGGATAACCAACACGAGCGAGGGAATACTTCCCTACGGTAATTCGTGGCGCGAGGATGCGACTACGCGCAAGCCGATTGATCCCGAGGGCGAGATAGAGGCCGTGACGATTTACGGCTCGCACCTCACCCTCACCGAGTTCGACAACCTCATGCGCGACCTCCACGGCTTCCAGTTCAAGTGGGCCAAGGATGGGTGCGGAACCTATCTCCGCATCAGTGCCGACCGTGTGGAGTTCTAGATGCGCGACCTCAGAAATGCCATCGCTGATTTCATCGTGTTCTTAATCGAGTTAGTAACGGAGGTGATGTGATGCGTGAGGAACTAGAGAAGATGCGGCGCGAGCAGGCTATTCGTGCCCAGCGCCGTGAGAAGGCTCGCCGCGAGCGCGAGATGTTCGAAATGAGCGGGTTGATCCGGTTCATGTACCAGGTCGAGCCGCCCTGCCCGCCTTCGACGGGTGATGACGACTAGCAGGTTACCCATTGGGTAACTAGAGGGGAGGTGCGCCATTGCGTTAAACCTAGCGGTCTATCGAGGCCTGAACATGCTGACACGTTACCCACGGGGTAATGCGGCATGGGCCACGCGCTAAACGCGCTCGCTTAGTTGCGACGGTGTGCATCCCTTCATGCGAATGAGGGGGTGCAGCCCGACTTAACTAGGAGGTTAGTCATCATGGATACCATCATCGCTGCGCTCATCTTGCTAACACTTGTGCTGGCTCTTGTGGCGTTCGCCACTATGGGCCTCACTCTCCGACGCCCGCTATCCCGCGCCTTCGCGTGGATCGTGTTCGGCGTTTACTTCGGCGTGTTCGCCATCACCTGTCAGTTGGTGTTCTGATGCGTAACACCATGAATGCCGAGCAGCACTTCAATCGCGCGCTCGACCTCGATACCGAGGCCAAGGCGATGGTTGTGCTGGGCGACCTGATTGCGGCTGAGTATTTCCGCCGCGAAACCAACTGGCATCTCGCCTGCGCTGCTAACCTCGAACGGGAGGGCTTACCCAATGGGTAACCTCATGCTGACCTTCACCGCCATCGTGCTGATGGGGGTGGCGGCCGTCACCGATAACCTGTGGATCATGGCCGCTGGTGGGGTGCTTCTCCTCATCCGGCTAGTCAGGTGCTACCTATGAACACCAGGAGGTTACCCAGTGGGTAAGGATCCAATTACCGATCTGCTGGCCAGCATTGCCGGTACATCGTTCGACAACCAGTTCGACGTGGTGAGCGCCTATCTCAGGCGTCTCCCTGCGAAGGAATGCCTCGACTTCTTCAAGCATCCCGCCGCCAGTGCGTGGATGGACGCCAACGTGAAGGCCATCAACGAGAAGGCCCGCATCCCCGTATCTCATGGAGGACCAAAGCCGTGAAACTATCGCATTACTCTCCGATACCGCTGACGCACGGGCGCTTGCTGCCCAAAAATATGTTGGCCGAAGGCCAACACGCATGGGGGATGAAGCCATCGGGACTATGGGTGTCGGTGGACGGCGATGATGACTGGGCAGCATGGTGCCAGTCCGAGCAGTTCGGCCTCGAAACCTACAAGTTCAAGCAGCGCATTACCCTTCGGAGTAACTCGCTCATAGGTATATGCGAGCCCGCAGGGCGAGGTGTGCTGCACCTCGATGCGCCTATTCAGATCCTGCGCTTCGATGAAATCTACGCATCGGACGAAAGCCGTTATGGCGGGATCAACTGGGCCAAGGTGATGGACGACTATGACGGTATCATCATCGCGCCCTACCAGTGGTCGCTGCGCCTCGATGGTCCCTTTTGGTACTACTCGTGGGACTGTGCATCAGGCTGCATCTGGAACACCGAGGTGATCGAGAACATCAGCGAGCCCGAGCCGGTTACTTGGATCAACCCGTGGACTGATGAGCAGCAGGCCGCTGATGAGGAAGGGTTACCCCGTGGGTAAGGTTCACTTCGTTGGCGTGACGCCGCGCCAGTACTGGTCGGCAATGCGCGTATGGGGTACGCCCGATAGCGTCTATCCCAGCGCAACATGGTCGGTCATGGGGGACATCCCCGGTGAGGACGACGTGGTGCTGGGCGAGCAGGCCTTCCCTATTCCGCGCAAGTGGAAGGGGCGCAAGCGCCTGCCGCTCACCGCGCACGGTTACCTGAAGGAGTAAGTAACTATGGCAGGCATCAAAAAGGGCACGCTCGTTGCGCCCAAGACGGCGTCATCGTGGTGGAAACACATGCGGCCGTTCGGCAAGAAGCAGTTTTGGAAGTCACAACGCGCTGCGGCGCGCAAACAACAGGAGAAAACATGAGTACGGCAACCGACATCACCTTGTCATGCGGCTTCTGCGCGGGCGACATCGCGGTCCCCGACGTAGCCGACCGGACGTGCCAGCAATGGCAATGCCCCAACTGCGATAGTTGGAACAACTGGATGAAGACGACCACCCAGGATGACGACGCGACGGCGAATGTTACCCAGCGGGTAAACCAACGCTTCAACGTCTGCGCCACGGATGGCGCGCCCATCCCCGACAGCGTGGTCGAGGGCAGGGGCGGCGTGATCGACCACTCGGAGAATATCCCGCCCGAGTTGTTCGGTAAGTTCGCAGCCGAAATTCAGCACATCGCCAACCGCAGGCCCGTGCTGCCAGGCATGGGCAAGTCCAAGGCCATGAAGAAGTGGCTGAAGAAGGGGAAGAAGGGGAAGCTCAAGTGGAAGAAGCTCAAGGCCGTGAAGATCAAGCCCGGTGACATGACGGGATTTCTTACCCCGTCGAGTAACCCGCCCGAGTTCAGGATGCCGCCGTGGTATCGGCCCGATCCGGTTACCCAACGGGTAACGTGGGATCTGCGCGATACTGAGGGCGACCTTCACTCTCCGAGTTGGTACCTCGACGCCTATCTGGTCGCGCGCCAGGAATATCAGGAAGCATGGCAGAAGGTATCCAACGCGGGTGACGATAACTCGCATGATGCCGCATTGGACTATGCGTTGGAGGAACTCGACCGATACGGCACCTACATCAATAAGCTGTTCGGATCGGACATGGTGGACGGCGTGTGGAACCGTTCGGACGAAGATCAATAAACCTTACCCACTGGGTAACAACACAGGAGAAAGAACTATGGCTGATATTATGTCGATGCTGTCGAACAGCGAAGCCGAGAAGCAGGCTGTCCTGCAACAGTGCGAGGATTTCGGCAAGCGTGAGGGCGGCGGTGCCGCAGCGCGTGCGAACCTCTACGTGAGCCTCACGGAACTGGCCAAGTCCAAGGCCATCGACGTGACCAACGCGCCCGAGTGCTGGGATCGCTTCGACAAGGGTGTTTCCCTTGGTGCGTCCATGATCGGCGGCGTGAAGGAGGGCAAGGATCCTGAGGATACCCGCAAGGTCCGCATCAGCGAATGCCGCCAGTTCCTCAAGCTTGGCGGCCTGCTGTACGTGGACGGGGTGGAAGTCCTCGACCGTGCCGTGGCCATCATCAAGCAGACGCGCCTCGATGGCCGTCTCAAGATGAAGCCAACCGACGCCATGATCGCTGTGGCGCGGGCTCAGAACAACGACGAGCAGAACGCCTTGGAGGATGAAACCATCGAGACGGTCATCCAGCCCAAGGAAGGCCCGGATAAGGTCGAGGCGGATGCCCTGTTCTCGGTCCACACGGCGCTGGAGCGCATCGTCAAGAAGTTCGAGGAAAGCGACGACGTGCTGACCGCGATCAACTGTGTCGCGCAGCGCATCCAGGCTCTCGGCGGTACGTCGCGCGCCCAGAAGGCGGCCAAGGCCGCCGCCAAGAAAGCGGCCAAGGGCAAGAAGTAGGCTCGTTACCCGGTGGGTAAGCATCATGGGCAAGGCCCGTAAAGCGCCAAACTTGGCAGAAGTCAGAAGCATCGTCAGGGATCTCGGTGGCCAGGTCACCGAGGTTCTTGACGGTAATCGCCATGTGCGCGTCCGCGTGGTTACTCGGCAGGGTAGCCAACTGACGCTCACTCTCTCAAAGGGCAAAACCGAGCCGCACAAGCTCAAGGGCTGGACGCGGCAGGAATTCAATCGGGCTGATGCGGCCCGTGAAAGGAGCAACGATAATGGCCAACAGTAAGCGGGCAGCCAAGCCCAAGAAGATGGAGCCGACGTGGTTGGTGCATTTCCACTACGGGCCTCATGCCCTACCGCTGACCGTGTACGATAACCACGACGGTACGTACACCTACGCCGACGACGACAAGTGGATGCGTGATGCCAGTGCCGAGGAAGTGCTGAAGGTGTTTACCCATCGGGTAAACAGCCTGGTCCTCGACCAACAGCGCCTCAAGGGCTGAACATGCACGCCCTGCACCACGCCAGATCCTCGGCAAAAAAATGGGGCGGCGAGCCCCATGAGTACCTGCCGTTCCACGAATGGTTTGACGAAAGCAAGACGCATCTTGCGGACGTGCGGCATCGCGCGTTGCGGCATCATTCACTGGGGATCCAGCAGCTTGTGGAGAAGTTCGGCAAGTATTTCGTGAACAGTGCAGGGAAGACCGTGCCGGTGGCGTACATCGGGGAGCAGCATGTGACGGAGGATCTCGGCTGCATCCCGACGTTCGCTGACTGGATGCGCGGCATGAAGATGGAGAAATGGATGAGCAAGCCGGGGAAGTACTCTCCGGGCGGGCTCACCATCAAAACCGTGAAACTCTAACACACAGGAGGTTACCCAATGGGTAAGGTTGATCTGCAACACCTAAAGGCGGCAATGGTGCTGGCCTTGGACAGCACGCAGGCGCACACGACAGCCCAGTGGTGGTCGGGTGTGGTCTACGACATGGAGAAGGAACAGGTGATCGTCCTCCAGGTACCGAAGGACTATACCGACAAGGCCATCAAGGTGCTGAAGGGCTATGGCGTGTACAACGAATGGGTCGAGGGGAGTTCGTTTAACCTCCTGCCCATTCGCGTCGAGCATCTGGAGAACTGTCTTACCCATCGGGTAACCCGCAAGTGGGCACCCACGGATGAGGCGCATGGCCCGTTCAAGAAGGACGTGATCGACCGGATGGACGATCTCGGCATCGGCTATCTGAGGATGAGTTACTCGGGTTCGGGTGACAGCGCCAACGATGACGAGTGGAACTGTTCGCGTATGGGCGGGGACGAGTGGTATCCGAGCGACTGGCATTCCCCCGAGGGTAGGCATTGGCGCGAGCAGTCGAGCCATGTGATCCCTGATGATCTGCAACACCTGATTTCCGAGTACGTGTGGGAAACCCTGGTGCAGTACGATTGCGTCAACAACGATGGCGGTGGCGGCGATCTGACGATCAATGCGACCGAGGATGAACCGGAGTTCCTGTTCTCCTGCTACACCAACGAGATGGTGTCGACCAACCACCACGCCGACGATCCGATCTGAGTTACCCAATGGGTAAGTACTGGCCTGTCATCATGTGGTTCCACACGATCACCAAGGACGGTATGTGTTACATACCGTCCCAATTGCACCACAAGGACAACAAGGTCGTATCGTGCATAACCTACGAAGATGCGCTCTTGTATGCCTTGCGGCGTATCAAGCCGCAAAGGAGGAGCGAAGGTCAATCAGGCATCGCTACACCTGTGTTCATTCCTTGGGTAGTCGAAGGAGAACGACCTGACGTTTCGAGTACCAGCACTCTCCGACTGCTGGTGAACCGTATCGATCTAACAAATGAAGATGTAACTTAACCACAGGAGAATTTAACATGCTTTTATCGCAGATGATGGAAGAACTGCGTGGGCTCGTTGATGCGGGCATCGCAGTCGAGATTGCCTCGTCACCCGGCGTGGGCAAGTCAGACGCGACAGTCGATTGGGTCCATCGGCAGTCGGAACTCGACGGGTTCGAATGGGGCCTCAGCACCACCATGCTGGCGACCCAGACGCCGGTCGATCTTCTCGGCTACCTGATCCCCGGCTATCGCGAGGTGAAGGATCCCGAGACGGGTGAAATTACCAAGGTGCGGATTTCCGAGTTCACCATGCCGACGTGGTATGTGAGCGACAAGGGCATCCCACTCTCCCACTACAAGCGCGCCCTGATCCTGCTGGACGAGGCGGATAAGTGCGAGCCTGATGTATCCAAGACCTCGGCCGAGATCCGGCTGAAGCGTCGCCTTGGCCCGTGGGCTCTGGACCGCAAGGCGGTGGGCTGCGTGTCGCTGGTGAACCGTGTCGAGGATCGCTCTGGCACGGGCAAGAAGTTCGACTTCATCATCAACCGGCAGGCTGAGTTCCAGGTCTTGGCGGACGTCGAGGGCTGGCGCGACTGGGCTCTTACCCATGGGGTAGACCCCCTGTTCATCGCCTTCGCGTCGAAGTACCCCGAGGTGGTGTTCTCGAACAAGGTGCCCGACAAGCAGGGGCCGTTCTGCACCCCTCGCTCGCTGGTCAACCTCAGTCAGGTGTTACCCAAGCGTGTAACCCCGGACGGCAAGATGAAGGTCGACAGCATCGCCAATGAGATCATCACGGGTATGATCGGGCAGGCTGCTGGTATGCAGCTTCATGCGTGGATGAAGCTCCGCCATGAGACGCCGGATTGGGATGACATCCTGAAAGATCCTTCGGGCATCGGCATCCCGGCCAAGCCCGACGCCCAACTGATGACGTGCTACGAATGCGCCCATCGGGTGGATACCAAGACGGCGGGCAAGGCGGTGACGTTCATCAAGCGTCTCCCGGCCCAGTTCGCCGTGACCTTCGCGAAGGCCGCAGTTCGCAGGAACTACGACCTCATCAACACGCCTGCGTTCATGGATTGGGTGGCGAAGAATGCTTCGCTCCTCAACGCCATCGGTGGGGCCAAGTAGGTCTTACCCAGTGGGTAAACCCAAGAAGCACAAGTGGAAGGTGCGGAACTACCGCACCTCCACGATGCCGTTCAAGGATGGTGAGCGCGCGATCTATCGGTACAACACCGACGAGATCACGTTTCGCACTCTCCGAATGGCCCGCGAGAACTCCTGCCGACACCGGGGGACTTCGACCGACGTGCGCCTCGCTGGCGGAATTAGTGAGCGCAAGCGACGGGTCGTCGAGCTACAGCTTTGGCCCGATAACTCGGACGAGTAACTTCGCCCGCCTGTAAGCCCACGCCCGGGGGCTTACAGCAAGGAACACGGCTATGTCAACAATACTGTTCTACACCGAAGGAAAGGACACAGGAGAAATGGCTACCAAGGTCTTCCACATCGAGCTTCGCGTGCCGGGGGTTACCGATCCGGCCAAGCACGAAGCCCTCAAGAACGCGGTGCGTATCCACGCACGAAACCTAATGGGTACGGCGATGCTGGTGGTCGGCAACGACACCAAGCCTGCTATCGCAGCGTACTCAGAGGACTTCATCATCGGCCAAGATAAAATCATGGTCGATACCGACAACACTGACGAGGAGAACATCGGAGCATGAGCGTAGTTACATCCAAGGGTAACCCCGTCGAGCTTGATCCCAAGCTCAAGGCGGGTCGGTTTACCCGAGCCAAGCTGACGCCGCAGCAGCAGCGCCAGTGGAGCGAAACCCTGGCAGCGATCAACTGGATCGCACCGGGGTACACCCATCTCCTGTACACCATGATGATCCAAGACGACGGCATCACCGTCGCCATGTTCACCGAGGATCTGCCGCCCCATTGTTGCGCCGCCACCGACGGGGTGCAGCTTATCTTCAAGCCGAGCGAGTTCTTCGCGCTCACGCTGATGGAGCGGGTGTTCGCCGTGCTGCATGAGATTACCCACTGCGTGGGCGATCATTGCGGCATGGGGTACCAGATGAAGAAGCGCGGGCATATCGTCATGGGCAACAAGAAGCTCCCGTACGATGCGACCCACTCCAACATCGTGCAGGATCTCATCATCAACGACATGCTGATCGAGAGCCAGTTCGGTACCTTCAAGAAGGGCTGGCTGCACGATAAGTCCCAAGCGACCTACATGGACGACTGGGTGGAGGTCTACTTCAAGACCTACAAGAAGCGGGGCAAAAAGCCGCCGCCCCCTCCGGGTACTGAGCCGCCGTGCGAGGACGGCGAGGGCGGTGAGGGCCAAGGCAAGGGAGGTACCCAGCCGGGTAACCAGCCCCATGGTGGGTTCGACCAGCATCTGGATCCGGGCGAAAGCCAGGGGAAAACCCCTGAAGAACTGCCGCCGCGCCCTGTCCAGGAATGGCAGCAGGCCGTGGCTGGGGCATTGGAGGTAGCCCGAGCGCACGGCAAGGCACCGGCAGCGTTCGAGAAGCACTTCGGGCAGATGCTGGAGCCCAAGGTGGACTGGACCGAGCATCTCAGGGCGCTGGTAGCCCGCAAGGTGGGCTCAGGTGGGTGGGATTTCAGGCGGCCTGATCGTCGCCTGATCGTGCGGGATATTGTCTCTCCCGGCCGCTCCGGCTTCGGCGCTGGCGTGGTGGTCCTTGGGCTCGATACGTCGGGCTCGATCTTCGGTGATCCCACTCTCATCAACCGCTGGCTCGCTGAATTGACCGGCATCATGCAGGACGTGCGGCCCAAGCGGGTGATCGTGGTCGAGTGCGATGCTGTCGTTCAACGGGTTACGGAACTGATGGACGAAAGCGACATCGCCCGCATCGAGGTGATGAAGGGCGGCGGGGGTACCTCGTTTGATCCGGTGTTCCAGTATATCAAGGACAACGAGATTGATCCTGACGCCCTGCTGTACCTGACGGACGGCTTCGGTGGGTTCCCCACTTCGGCCCCCAAGTACCCTGTCATCTGGGGCAATATATCGGGACCGACAACGCCCTACCCGTTCGGTGACGTCGTTCAAGTCCCGGTCGAGTAGGCTTACCCAGTGGGTAACAATGCCTAGGAAGAAGAAGAAGAAGGTTCCCCTCCCCGAGCGTAAGCCCTGGGAGGGGAAAGCGCGCGTTAGAATACGCTTACCCGACAGCGACCCCCCGAAGTACTACAACTCGGACAACAACGGGCGCGACAACATATGGGTAACTACGGGCTATACGATATGGACCATGGAAGATTGGTTCGCCACGTACAGCAGTGGCTATCCCAACAACGACACCAGGAACTGGGATTTTTTCGGTGAGGCCATTGACATATGGCCCAATAACTCGGACGAGTAACTCACCACAGGAGAACATCATGGCAAGTAGACATCTGACGCTTCAACAGCGCAATAACTTCAAGCGCATCATGGTCCAACTCGAACGCACCCGTTCCGACAAGGGCATTCTCAAGATCATCGCGCAGGCCCAGAAGCTCATGGACGAGGTTCACGTCGGCTGGGATGCGATCCAGCTTTACCTGCCGAAGGACTATCAGTTCAAGAACCAGCGGCAAAAGTGGAAGCCAGTGACGCTGGACGCCAACGCCATCGCCAAGGTGGCGACTGCTGTCCATCCCACAGCCAACGGGGCTTACCCATTGGGTAGAGATGGGCGTGCGCTGCTCAAGATCGCCGTCGCCAAGCACCCCGATTGGCCTGTCGTGCGGGAAACCTTGGGCGTGGATATGTCCCACACCAACATCGCGGACCTCATCGCCATCGCCCAGCTTCTCAAGCTGGACGACAAGTTCATCGCCATGTTCACGGACGTGAAAGACCCCGAGCCGGAACCGACCCCGGAACCGGAGCCGAACATGGCAATCACCATCGCAGAGCGTATCAAGCGCCTAGTCGATAACCCCACCGAGTAACACAGGAGAAAACATCATGGCTCGTCGTAGCTCTTGGAACACCCCCGCTCCCGTTCGCGCCTTCATGGGTTCGAACGAGAACAACTGCCATGCCGCCATCAGGAAGATGGCGCTGGAGCAGTACCACATGGCCACCAGGCACATCACGATTGAAGATCTCAGGCAGGCGTTCGTTCCGCCACACCTGCGTCACTCTCTGAAGGAAGCCTACGCGGTATCAGCCAACCCGTACATGAACCACACGCTGGATGTGCCGATGACGATGTTCGACAATTACCCGGACGAGTACCCGATGGCGGACAGCAAAGCACCGTTGGAGGCGACCTTTACGTGGGATCGCAACAACTGCCCGGAAGGCTTCTTCACCATGCACGATCACAAGGCGATGATCCAGCATGATGCGTCACCCGAGTTGATCGAGAAGATCCAGTACGTGTACGATCAGGTGGGCCGCATCTCGTTTGAATTCGGGCTCGTCCATGCAGTGTTCAACAAGCTGAACCAGCACGGTTATTGCAACACGCCGCAGCAGATGCGGTTCGTGTGGCCCGCCATCCGTCACATCGTTGACAAGGCGGGGATGCGGGATCTGGCCAAGGATCTGGTCGATGCAAGTTCGCGGGCGGGTGATCGTGCGCGCGTGCCGGTCGAGATCGCGCCGTACATGGTGCTGTCCGTCAACATCATCAACCGTACCCTGCTGATGGATGCGGTGGACCTGAATGAGAAGCGGGAGTTCAAGATGAAGTTGAACAATCCCGAGTTCGTGATGCCCACCAGCGACGCGGTGGGTACATTGGAGCCGCTCAAGTTCCGTGGCATAGCGTAAGTTACTTTCGGAGTAACTGTCATGTTGACGTCTACCAAGGGCATAGGGTACAACGGCCCCATGCGTATGCTGTACCTCGACTTCGAAACGTATTACTCGACGGAGTACTCGCTCCGTCAGATGGACCCTCCCTCGTATATCCTTGATCCGCGCTTCGACCTATTGATGGCCGGTGTCGCGTTCGATGATGAACCCGTCAGCATCATCGATGGGCCGGATTTTGAGGGGTTCCTGACAGCCCTCGATCCGGCTCAGATCGCTCTTGTTTCCCACAACTCCCAATTCGATGCCAGCATCCTCTCGTGGCGGTATGACTGGCGGCCTGCCCTGATCGTTGACACACTGAGTATCAGTCGTACGGTGATCGGCAACAGGCTCAAGAGCCATAGCCTTGGCAAGGTAGCCACCTACCTGAACCTTCCGCCCAAGGGCGAGGACGTGGTGAACGCCAAGGGTATGACGCGGGCCGACCTGATCGCTACGGGCCAGTGGGATGGCTACAAGCTCTATTGCAAGAACGACACGGAACTGTGCCGGGACATCCTCAAGAAGCTGATGCCCGACCTCCCCAACGAGGAACTGGCTATCCAGGATCTCGTACTCAGGATGGCCGTCGACCCCATGTTACTCGGGGATGTAACCGTCTTGGCCGAGTACCATGCCGAGGTCGTCAACCGGAAAGAAACCACGCTGGCGAGGGCCATGCTGCTGGGCATCGACAGCAAGAAAGACCTGATGTCGAACGAGAAGTTCGCCAAGGTGCTTCAGAACCTGGGTGTCGATCCACCCCAGAAGGTTTCCCCGGCTACCGGCAATCTAACTTGGGCCATGGCCAAGACCGACGAGGAGTTCCTGGAACTCCGTGAACACGAAGATCCCCGTGTGCGTGACCTCGTGGAATGTCGGCTGGGGTATAAATCCACCATCGAGGAAACCCGGACCAACCGGCTGCTGAACATCGCCCAGTTGGACTTCCCCCACCACGGGCAGGGCGTCATGCCCATCGCCCTACGTATCGCCGGGGCGCGTACCCATCGCCTCTCGGGGGACTGGAAGTGCAACTTTCAGAATATGGGGCGCGGCTCAAAAATTCGGGAAGCCCTAGTTGCCCCGCCGGGTAACACCCTTGTGGCGGCCGACGCAGCCCAGATCGAGGCGCGTATACTGGCGTGGTATTGCGGGCAGGCTGACCTCGTGGAGCAGTTCCGTTCAGGGGAGGATGTCTATGCCCTGTTCGCCAGCCGACTGTTCGGTAAGCACGTCACCAAGGAAACCTTCCCCGTCGAGCGATTTCTGGGCAAGACGGCTGTGCTGGGCTGTGGTTATGGGTGCGGCCCACCCAAGTTCAGGTCGATGGTACGCTCACTCTCTGGCTTGGCGGGCGACCCGCTGGACTTCACGCTGTCCGAAGCCGAGGAAGTGGTCAGCCGTTATAGGACGCTGAACCCCCGTATCCAGTGGAAATGGGACTGGTTGAACAAGACCGTCCTCCCCCACATGGCGCGCAATCCTCTGGAGACTATCCCTGACGGGCCTGTTTCGTTCTCGTTCAACGAAGTTACAGGTCCGAGTAACCTCAAGATGTTCTATCCCCGTCTCTACAAGATCGACGGGAACTGGTCCTACGACGATGCAGGCCAGTGGAATAAGATTTACGGCGGTAAGCTGATCGAGAACATCGTGCAACATATGGCGCGTGTTTTCATTATGCAGGTAGCTTTGCGTATGGATCCCCATGTTAGGGAACACTCGGCTCGCCTAGTACTTCAGTGCCATGACGAGTTGGTGTATTGCGTACCCGATCAGTCCGTGGAGCTACTGAAGCGGTTACTTCATCGAGAAATGACCGTCCCCCCAACCTGGGCCACAGGCCTACCCCTAGCCACGGACGTGAAGTCTGGCCCTAACTATGGAGCGTGTAAGTAAAATGTATAACGACCTTCCCGCCAATCAAATGGCTCTAGCCCAGACCTTTAAGGAGGTTGCTAAGGGCCGTCCCAAGTCTCTGAAGCGTCATCTTCAGGATGCAGAGCTTGTGATGACCGAGCTTCGCGGTAGGGGATTTCGGTTAGTCCCGTTCCCCCCGCTGAAGGCGCGCAAAAAGGCTGCACGAAAGACGAAAAGACTTGCTGCCTAGAGTTACTTGTGCGTACTATCCCGGCCCCGTTACTCATCCGGGTAATGGGTTAAGTTGATCAACTTGGAGAAACCTACCTCATGAAGAACCTCAAGATCGCCCTGCTCGTGGGCGTTGCTTCGATTGCGTTTGCTGGCGTTGCCAGCGCGCAGTCGCTGACCATTGGTGGCGGCACCTCGGGTGCTTTCACCGCTGGCGGCACCAACAGCACCAGCACGTCGGCTGGCGCGACCGCCATCGTCGGCTTCACGGCTGGCACCACGGCTGGCCATGCCGACACGCAGGGCCTGGCCTTCGGCAGCAACACGACCACGCCGGGTGCCAATACCTCGCAGGCCGAGAACCTGTCCGTGAGCAACACCTCGGGCAACAACGCTTCCCTCAGCCTCGGCCTCGCCGGGAACCTGTCGGGCAGCCAGTCCAACGCGGGCAGCATCGGCGCTGGCGCAGCGCAGGGCGGCTACATCACGTTCATCATCGCGCCGTGATCTAAGGCTTACTCGCAAGGGTAAGTTCCCTCTACGGAGAGGGAAGGCCCCGGTACCCCACGTACCGGGGCCACCTCTTGTCTATCGTGGGTAACATCGAGAGGATTTGGAGAAATCTTATGAAGTCCATCAAGTACGGGTTCCTGGTCGGTACCGCCGTTGTGGCGCTGCTGGCGGGCATGACCCAGGCAGAAGCTCAGACGGCCAATTCGAGTTCAGGTAGCGCCAGCGGCGCATCTTCCGACAGCCGTTCGTCCAGCGGCGCAGCGGCGATCAGCCGGGGCGGTGCGGCGAGCAACCAGACCGGCGTCAGCACCCAGACGGGCGCGACGGTCAACCAGACCTACAACACCGGGGGGCAAAGCGGCGTCAACTACACGGGGGGTACCAACTCCTACGCCACTGAACGCTCTACCGGAGACGTTACCATCCGCACCACCCCACAGGTCTACGCTCCGCCCGTGTCAGGCGGGAACCCCTGTACCCTTGCAGTCTCGGGTGGCGTGTCGGTGATCGGCTGGGGCGCTGCCGCTGGCGGCACATTTGTGGATCAGGATTGTGCGATGCGGCAGAAGATCGCCATGATCCACAACGCCGGGTACAAGGGCGCTGCGAAGGAACTCATGTGCGAGGACAAGGGCACCTACATGGCGTTCAAGACGGCCGGTGAGCCGTGCGCCTACCGTGCCGGGTACGAGCCGCAGGGTGCGCCGCCGATGGCGACCCAGCAGCCCGGTCCCGTCGTTGTCACGCCCCGGCCGCAGCCGGTGGTCGCGCCAATGGCCGCGAAGGACTATCCTCGCTGCTCGGCTACGATCCGCGACAACTGCCGCAGCTAACTCAGTCGCGCCGACCACACACGGTTTCCCAAGGCGCGGCTACCCCACCCCCCGGTCCTGTCTTTCTCCCCCGAGACGGCTATGGACCGGGGGGTTCTTTTTTGGAGAACACCATGAGGTTACTCATCGGGGTAACGGCTGTGATATTCGTCACAGTACCGGCCCTGGCCCAAGTTCGCGGCGGCAACGCCGTGCCGTGCTGGTACGTACCCAACGGGGCGAACCAGACGATCAACTGCGCCAACGGCTACTGGCAGACCCACACCCCGGACGGTGAGGTCTTCAGCGGCAACGGTTCTACTGACCCACACGCCAGCGTCATGGGGTCGAGCATCGTCATCAACCCGGCTACGGGCGGCATCGACATCACCAAGGGCCAGACGGTTACGCCGCCGACCCAGACTTACCCCGTTCTTGAACCCGGCCAAGCCAACGCTTACGGCCTACCGCACAGGACCGACTGATGAACGACACCGTGGAACGACTGCGTAGCCATCTGAGCGTGTTCAAGTCGTACCCGAAACAGACGGGTGCGGATGACATGGCGGGTGTTGTGCAGTCCATCGAGATGGCTGCTGATCAGATCGAGAAGCTGCTGGCCTTCGCCAAAGAGGTCATCAGGGGTTCCTGGGAAGGTAGTAACCTCGACGGCGGCGACATCCAGGAAATGGCCGAAAAGCACGGCCTACTCCAGCCTGAGATCTACGACCTCGACAAGCACGGCGACCACGAGGATGCCGTGCCGGGCGAGGATACGATCCATGTCTTCGTCAAGTGGATGGAGGACCGATGACAGACATCGTGGAACGGCTGCGCGATGCAGCCCTTGAGACACCGGGTGACGACACCTATGCGGGTCTGTACGAGGCCGCCGCCGACGAGATCGAGCGGCTGCGGGCAATTCCTCCACAATCGGTCCTGCGGGCGCTGGCCAATGCCATTGAGGATATTCAATGGATGTCCGCCGCCAGTGATTTTCAGCCTGACGGCAAGGCTCACAAAGGCTGGATCAAGGTACGTGTTCGTCTTGAACGCTACGAGACTGCCCTTGCTGCCGCACTGGAGAAATTACCGGAGACACGGATATGACCGACATTGTGGAACGGCTGCGCAATCCCGATAATGCGTTGTTAATGCTGGAGGCCGCCGCCGAGATCGAGCGGCTGCGGGCTGTGCTGCGTGTTGTCTACGACTGGTGCGGCCATGACGCTCCCGACTGGCAAGAGATCGAGCGGGTCCTCAGGGCCGTGCTGCCCGATAGCGACTGACAGCGAGGTTTTGCAATGACGCTCTGGTTCACGGTCGAGGACATCTTCTTCCAACGTCACGGGCTGATGGCCGAGTTCTGCATGTGTGATGAGAAAGAAGAGGGCCACTGCCTCTGCGAGGACTGCTACCGCGAGGTGAAGGGCTGGCACCGCTGGATGGATTTATCATGCGCGAAGATTTTCACGATCGCATAGACCAAATCATGCTGCTGTTCGGGCCGTTGATCGGCCTGACGCTCGGCACTGTCTTCGGCGGCCTTCTTGTTGGCTTTGCGTGGTGGCTTTTCGCATGACCCACGGAGCGGCGAAAGACATTGTGGAACGCCTACGCAAACAGGCTGGATGGCACATCGACAACCAAAAGATGGTGACCGGCCCGCTTCTCGATGAAGCCGCCGACGAGATCGAACAGCTACGCAAAGAGATCGAACAGCTACGAAAGGAAAAATCATGAGTTGTATCGCTGGAGCCATCTTGTACTGCTCGGCTCAGATCATCATCCCCGGCCCGCTGGCTACCGCACCGAGTAACAGCACCGCATGGACCTACGTCGCCTATTACGGCGTGCCGATCCTGGCCAACCGTACCGGAAGCGTCCCTTACGCCCTCCCGGTGCCGCGCGCCGCCACGACGTACGATCCCACCATACTTGGCGGGAGGTCGTAGTTGCGAGCTAACCCCCTAGCTACTACATAGGGTGTCTACGAGGGGGTGACCGCTTTACGAATAATCTCCTGTGGGGCGGTCGCATCAAGGCCGGGAGGGTTTCGACAACAGCCTCCCGGCCTCTTTTTTAGTTACTCGTGGGGGTAACGATGATCAGCTACATGAGCCGCGAAGGCCTGAAAACCTCGCCTTGGTTCGACTATTACGGCAAGACGAAGGACCACCCGTGGGCTATCTCGGCCGAGGCCCAGTCGACCATCTATCAGGTCAAACTGGTCAACGCCCTGGCCGAATACACCAACGTCCACTTCGATCATGTGAAGATCGGCCATCTAGGACGACGCATCGCCGTGTTCGTGACGAAGGGCTCGCAGGCAGCGGTGATCTACGACAAGACCAAAGGATTTCCTTCTGCTAAACTGCTGGCCTCACTGGTGTTACTGGGATCCGCATGACCACGAACATACTCGCCAAGCCGTTTAGCTGGAGCTATTCGCGCATCAAGAACTTCGAAACCTGTCCGAGGCGGTACCACGAGGTGGACGTCCTCAAGAACTTCAAGGAGGAACAGTCTCCCCAACTCCGTGACGGCTTCATGGTTCACGAGGCCATGGCCAAGGCTATTACGCAGGGCGGGGCGCTACCCGCCAACATGCCGTTTGACCACTGGATCCGGTACGCCCTGAAGGGCCGTACCCCCGAGACGCAGATCGAGGTCGAGCAGAAACTGGCCATTACCCAAGGCTTCGGGGCGTGTGATTATTTCGACAAGGTGAAGCGGGTTTGGCTGCGTACCGTGGCCGACGTGCTGAGGATCGACGGCAAGCAGGCCCACATCATCGACTGGAAGACGGGTCAGGTTAAGCCCGACATGATGCAGCTTATGCTGATCGCGACGTGCGCCATGGCCCATCACCCCAAGATCTTCAACATCAAGGCCGAACTGGTATGGCTGGGCTACGACACGTCCACGGTGGAGGAATTTACGGTGGACGACGTGGTGAAGTTCTGGGGCGACCGGATGTTCGATGCGGTGAACAAGCTCAAGGACGCCCACGAGAAAAACCACTTTCCGCCCACCCCCATGGGTTTGTGTAAACGGTACTGCCTGGTCACAACTTGCGAACATTGCGGGCAATAACATGGGCGGTGGCGGCGCAGCGGGCGGAATACCTCGACCCGGCAACATGGAGATCCTTTGGGCGAAGGACGCTGGCCGTTACGTCTACCGCCTGTACTCGGACGGCCATCCTGTAGGGCACTGGGGACCAGCTATCGCGTTCACGGCGGAAAACGCTAGGCAGTTCGCGCCGCCGATCTTCAATTACGTTACGTGGGTGAAGGCAGGCGAGCTTATCTATTCGGTGAATTAGTAACTCGACGGAGTAACTCATGCTTGAGCGTGACGTGAAAAAGCGCGTTTCGCGCTTGCTTTCGCTTGCAATGGAGCATGAGCCGCTCTATGTATGGATGCCCGTAGTTACTGGCTTCGGGAAGCGATCCCTGGACTACATCTGCTGCGTCAGGGGGCAGTTCGTCGCCATCGAGACTAAGGCCACAGGCGAGTGGTTACGACCCGACCAGCGACAGCGGGCTCGGGACATACTGAAGTCGGGAGCCAAGGTGTTCATCATCTCTGGCCCAGACGGCTATGGAGCATTGGAGCGTTATCTTGAACACTGTATCCCTTCCCTTAGACAAGCGGATAGTAGGGCTGATCCCCGACGCCAAGTTAGTTGGTGATCGGCTGCATGTTCAGCACACGCCCGCTACGACCGTTTTGCTGCGATCTATCGGAATTGAGTTACCCCCGGCTGTAACTTCTTATTACGACTGGTGCGGCGGTACTCCCTTCGACATACAAAAACGCACGGTAGAGCTTTTGACCGAAAACCCCAGGGCGTACGTCCTGTCGAGTTTTGGAACTGGAAAAACCAAGTCAGTATTGTGGGCATTTGATTTTTTACGCTCCCAAAATTTTGGAAAACGCATTTTGGTTATAGCCCCTTTATCCACTCTCCGATTTGTTTGGGCGCGCGAAGCTTTCGCCACCGTCCCCCACCTCAAGGTTAACGTCCTCCATGGGACGCGGGAGAAGCGGCTGGCCCTGCTGAATGACCGGACTGCCGACGTCTACGTGGTTAACCCGGACGGGCTGGGCATCATCGCGGACGTGGTGATGAAGCGCACCGACATTAACGTGCTGGCCATCGATGAACTCGCCATGTTCCGTAACCGCAGCCTGCGTACCAAGCTGCTCAAGAAGATCGCCCGCACGAAGCCCGTCGTCTGGGGGATGACCGGCGCTCCGATGCCCAACGCGCCCACCGATGTTTACCAGCAGGCACAAATTGTAACGCCCAACACCTGTGGCATCTCGTTCATTCGGTTCCGTGATGAAACCATGGTGAAGGTGTCAGACTTCAAGTGGGTGCCGAGGGTGGGCGCTATTGAGAAGGCGATGCAGGTTCTGAGGCCCCACGTCAGGTACACCCTGGATGACGTGACCGAGTTGCCCGATTTCGTTTCGCAATACGTCGAGGTAGGTGCAAGCGTAAAGCAGATGATGGTCTACAAGGACATCAAGCAGCATTGTTTCGCCCTCGCCCAGAACAAGGAGATCACGACAGCTAACGCCGCCGTAGCGATGGGTAAGCTGCTCCAGATTAGCTTGGGTTGGTGCTACGCATCTGACGGCAGCGTCATCGAGTTGGATCCAGGACCGCGCCTCGATGCGCTAGTCGATATGATCGAAGCGAACGACCACAAGCTGTTGGTGTACGTGCCGTACAAGCACGCTCTGGCTGGTGTAGTTACTCACTTGGGTAAGGCGGGCATCGATTGCGCTGCGGTATCGGGCGACACATCCCAGAAGGATCGGGCTGAGATCTTCAACCTGTTCCAGAACACCACGAAATATAAAGTCCTTGTTGCCCATCCGGCTGTTGTTGCCCACGGGCTCACGCTGACAGCAGCAGACTGCATCGTATGGCTTGGACCTATTACATCATTGGAGGTTTACGATCAGGCGAACGCTAGAATTCGCAGGGTCGGACAGAACCACCGGCAGGCGTTCATCCACATGTACGCCACGCCGATGGAGCAACAGATCTACAAGTTGTTGGTCAACAAGATCGACGCACAAGATCAGTTGTTGCAGTTGCTTGAGCAGGCGACTGAGGCGTAGACTATCAACCACAGGAGAACATGTTGACAGACAAAGTTACTGATCCGAGTAACTCGGAAACGCTTGACGTAGATAAGGCTGCGGCGTTATACGTTGAGCTTCGTGATGCCAAGGCGAAGATGAAGGCGGAGTTGGCTGAGAAGCTGAAGCCGTACAACAAGGGCATGGAAGACCTTGAAGCTGCCCTGCTGAAGCATCTGCAAGATCAGAAGGCTAAGAGCATACGGACGGAGAGCGGCACGGTCTATCAACGTGTCGAGCGCAGCGCGACCATCAAGGACAAGCTGGCGTTCCAGACGTTCGTGAAAGAGAACGACCTCTACGATCTACTCGACTGGAAGGCCAACAAGGTGGCCGTGTTCGACTACATGATCGAGAAGGCCGTCGAGGTGCCGGGAGTTAACACCTCGGCCTTCATGACTGTTGGTATACGTAAGGGCAACGCCCCACAGGAGGACGAATAGTGAGCAACGAGATTGTGGTACCCCAGAACTTCGGCCAGGTACCGGCCGTCTTCAAGGAAAGCCCCATCGATCCCGGCGCATGGACGGCGGGCATCGGGATGTCGTGGCCTACCCTTACCCTCAAGGGTAAGGAGTGGGGCTGGCGGTTCCGGGGTGAGAGCATGACGTACACCGCCCCCGACCCCAACGCGGGCGGTTCGCTCCAGCCCATGCGGGCGCTGGAGGTAGTGCTGGTCGCCCCGGCCAAGCGCATCAGCAAGGTCTACTACAAGGACGGCTACAAGGACGGCGAGCGTACTCCGCCGACGTGCTGGTCCGCTGATGGGATCACCCCCGATCCCGGCGTTGGCGAGAAGCAGTCCAATACCTGCCGTGGGTGTGACCACAACGTCCTGACGGTTGGCCCCAGCGGCCAGCGCGGCAAGGCGTGCAGCGACAACAAGCGGATCGCCGTGGTCACGGTGGCCGACCTCAAGAACACCGACTTCGGTGGGCCGTTCATGCTGCGGCTCCCGCCCGGTAGCTTCCAGAACTACACGGCCTTCACGTCCGTGATGAACTCGCGCGGGTATCCGCCCCACACCTACGTCACCCGCATGACGTTCGACAGCACCCCCCACCCCAAGGTGGTGTTCTCCCCGGTCCGCATCCTGACCGACGAGGAAGGGGCGATCATCGTCGCCCACCAGAAAGACCCTCGGGTGGACGAGATGCTGAACGACAAGGCGGCGGGTTCGGTCGCTGATGTTGACCTCGATCCCGAGATGACGGGTGAGGTGGGCAAGCTGCCCGAGACGACAGCCAACCCCACCGGCTGGAAGAAGCCCACCAACGGCGAAGCCAAGGTGGTCGAGCCGGTAGCCGAGCCGGTCAAGCCCACCCTGACGGCGGCCCAGCAGGAGATCGCTGACCTCAAGGCCAAGCTGGCCGCCGCCGAGAAGGTGGTCGAGCCTGAGCCGGAGCCCGTGCTGACGCCCGAGCAGCTTGAGATCCAGGCCCTCAAGGCCAAGCTGGCCGAGGCAGGCAAGAAGAAGCCGGGGCGTCCCCGGACCCAGCCGGTCGCCCCACCCGCCACGGTTACCGCGTCGAGTAACGGGGCCACCCCCGCACCGGCCGACGAACTCAGCAACAACATCGCTGATCGCGTCGCCAATATGCTGAAGAAGGCCGAGTAGATCCTAGGGGGAGACGGCAACGTCTCCCCCTCTCGTCTTCAGCGTAGGGGGTAACCATGACGGGTCCAATCGACCCGGTTTCGACGTTCCTGAGCATCGTCGAGCCGTGGTCTACGAACACGTACGTCAACATCGAAGCCTATACCTGGGAGCCCGCCCCGAACGGCGACCCCAGCAAGGGCGAGGGTGATCTAAGCAGGCGGCAGGGCTCCCGCGCGGCCCGCACCGTGGCCGAGGCGGCCCAGTACATCCGTTGGCAGAACGGGCTGGGCAAGGAGGTCTACGTCCGTATGGCGGGCCACGGCCAGCCGGGGATTGCAAAAACCGACAAGCGCGGTAGGACTTACTTCACGGCGCTGGGCGGCAAGGCGAACGCCAAGTTCCAGCAGTCCTTCTTCATCGACGTGGACGTCAAGGCGGGCGGCCACGGGTCGACAGCCGAGGCCAAGGATGCGGTCATCGCCATGTGCGTGGCCCTCGGCCTGCCGCTGCCCTCACTGGTGGTCTACAGCGGCGGCGGGGGGTTCCATGCCCACTGGGTGCTGGACGCGCCGCTGCCCACGGCTGACTGGTTGCCGCTGGCGCGGGCTCTGTCTAGGGCCTGCAAGGCCCACAACATCCACGCTGACGACAACCTGACGGTCAACCCTGTCTGCCTGCTGCGGATACCGGGCACCCACAACAGGAAGTATGGGGCTCCTAGGGACGTGACCATGGAGGTCATCGGCCCAGCGATAAATGTAGCAATTATCTCCCAGGTTCTCGGTCCATATGTCCTGCCGGAAAATTTAGGTGGAACCCCAAACGGGACACCTGGTAACGATCCGTGGCCGCTGCATCTTTTTCCCGCCAGAACCGTGCGTCCCCTGGCGGAGGCCTGGCACGACGGAATTTCCTCGGGCGTCCTCACCCTGGAGGAGGTGGCCGAGGGCTGCCCGCTGGTGAAGGCTACCCTCAAGACCGGGGGTAAGGGCCAAGAGCAGCCCCTGTGGTTCATGATGGGCCACGTCCCCCTGTTCACCGTGGACGGGCTCAAGGACTACCACCGCCTGAGCGACGGGCACGACCTGTACGAGCCGGACAAGACCGACCAGAAGTACGCCGAGATCCTCAAGGCCAAGGACGAGCAGGATCTGGGCTGGCCCCGCTGCGCTACCTTCGAACAGAACGGCTCGCCCTATTGCGCGGCCTGCCCCAACAGGGGGTTGGGCAAGTCCCCCCTGAACTTCGCCGTCCGGGCCGTTACCCCGCCGAGTAATCCACAGGAGCCTGGGGATAGCGGGGATAAGTCCTACGTCCCTCCCCCGAGGGCGATGTTCCACGTCGACGGGTACCACGACGACCTCGCCACCGGGATCTACAGCCGGATGGTCACCAAGATGGTGAACAACAAGCCCAAGGAGGTCGAAGAAATCGTCAACGACTTCCCGATCTGGAACCTCGACTACCTGCGGGGGGCCGACGGCCGGATGGCCATGCACTTCGATACCACCATGGCCAAGGTCGAGAACATCCACGTCACCCTACAGACCGAGGCCCTGCGCAACAGCGACACCCTGCGGGGAAGCCTGCTGGGCCAGTATGGTTTGCCGATCATCCCCGGCTCGGAGAAAGGATTTCTGACCTTCATGGCCTCGTTCAAGAGCCAGATGCGCCGCACGCGGGACGTGATCGTGCGCCAGGAACTGATGGGCTGGTCCGAGATAGGCGGTACCCCCGGAGGTAACCCGGTGGGTTTCATCTATGGACCCTCCAAGTTCACCAAGACCGGAGCGGAGCCGTTCTTCCAGCCTGACAGCATGATCCGGGAACAGTACTTCCCGACCGGCTCGCCCGACCCGTGGCTGAAGGCCATCAAGATGATCAACGCCGAGAAGCGCCCGGAGATGGACCTCCTGGTGGCGACGGCGTTCGCCGCTCCTCTGATGCGGTTCACCGGAGAAAAGGGCGTGGTGGTCAGCGCATTCTCGAGCGCCACTGCCGCCCATAAAACCACCGCCATCAAGATCGGGCAGGCGGTGTGGGGTGCCTTCAAGGGCATCAACCAGTTGACCGATACGCTCAACAGCGTGATCGCCCGCACCGGCAAGACGCGGGTGGTGCCCACCTACTACGACGAGATGAAGTCCTCGACCGACATCAAGCGGTTCGCGTCGATGATCTACACCTTCGCTGGCGGCCGGGGTAAGGGACGGCTTAACCGCAACGCCGAGATCAAGGACGTCGATACCTGGGACACGTTACTCGTCGGGGTAAGCAACGACAGCCTGTTCGATCACATGGCCCACCTCGACAAGGGCACCGACGCTGGCGTCGCCCGCATCTTCGAGTTCGAGATCATGCGGCCCGACCCCAACTCCCCCGGTCAGATCTCCATGGGTGAGGCGGGCGCGCTGCTCAAGAAGCTGGAACACAACTACGGCCACGCTGGCCTGAAGTACGCCGAGCATCTGGGCAAGTCGGTCGACACCCTGCCCGGTGAGATTACCCAGCGGGTAAGCCAGTTGCAGAAGGAACTCAAGGCTGAGGACGCTGATCGGTTCTGGGTATCAGCAGCGGCTGTCCTCATGGTCGGTGCCGAGCAGGCCAACAAGATCGGCCTCACCAACTTCGACATCCCCAAGATGCGGACCTTCATTGGCGAGATCTACACCCGGATGCGTGGGGCGAAAGCCGCTGGCGACATGGACATCTCCAACAAGGAGACATTGAAGGCCGCGCTAGCGAACTATCTCAACACCCATCGCCGCTCGATATACGCTACCGATACGAAGGGGTTGTCCGCTAGTGCTGGCGGTGCAGTGTCCTCAGTAACTGTGCTTAACCACGCCGACATCGCTGGGTACACCGATAAGTTCACGGTCCGTTACATCAAGGACACTAACACCCTGAGGATCTCTATCTCGGCGTTGAAGGACTGGCTTTCCGAGAAGCAACTGTCTCCGGGCGTGTTCATGAAGAACCTGGTCACGCTGCTCGGGGGCAAAATTGTTGGTCCTACGAACCTTCTCCCTTACGGAAAGGGCGATGCGCCAGAGCGTCTGATCGAGCTTGACCTTAACCTCTCCGACCTTGCAGGACTGTACGAGATCTAGATGCGTGTACTCATTGCCTGCGAAGTCTCGGGCATCGTCCGGGATGCGTTCACCCGTGAGGGCCACATGGCCGTATCGTGTGACCTCAAGCCGACCGAAGCACCGGGCGAACACTTCCAGGGCGACGTCAGAAAGATCCTCGACCTCGGCTGGGATCTGATGATCGCCCACCCGCCCTGCACCCACCTCGCCGTGTCGGGTGCCCGCTGGTTCGAAGCCAAGACCACCGAGCAGATCGAGGCGCTGGAGTTCGTCAAGCTGCTGATGGCGGCACCCATCGAGAAGATCGCCATCGAGAACCCGGTGTCGATTATCTCGACCCACATCCGCAAGCCCAAGCAGATCATCCAGCCCTACGAGTACGGGCACGATGCGTCGAAGCGTACCTGCTTATGGCTCAAGAACTTGCCGTACCTGTACGCCACGAAGTACATCAGGCCTCGCATCGTGCGCGGTCAGGAACGCTGGGCCAACCAGACCGACAGCGGTCAAAACAAGTTAGGCCCATCGGAGGAGCGCGCTGCGCTGCGTGCTGAAACTTATCCCGGCATAGCCGAAGCTATGGCACGACAGTGGGGAGGAGAAGATAATGGATACGCCGTATGACATCCGGCACATCGTGCGTAGGCACGGCGGTGCCGACTACGAGATCTTTCACGTCGATGACGGCCACGTTCTAACCGCGCACGACTTTACGACGGCCCGCATGACCGTTGAGGCGCTGAACAAGCTGGTGCTTGAGCGTGCGATAGCGAGGGTAGCGTGAAAAAGGAACTCGCTCCGCTGACAGATGAGTTCATCCGGGCAGCTATCGTCAACGGTAACATCGTGCCGCCCCCAAATGATCACATCGAAACTGTGCCGAGAAAAATCTTCATCGGCATAGCCTGGGCGGTCCCCATGAGCCTGTTACTCTGGGGGGTAATTTACTGGATATTGTTTCTTTAGAAGGTCTTATCTCCACGGTTCTCATGAACCGAACGCACCCGCCAGTTGGACGGGTCGTTGGAACCCCCAGCGGAAAGGGCCTTGATGTGATCAAGGTCTTTCCCCTGGAGGGCCTTTTCTCCCAGACGTTTGACTGCCCAGTACCTGGCCTTGTTGCGGGCCCGCTGGTCCGCCATGTACTTCGCGCCCTTCTTGTACGCCTTGTCGTATTCTGACGTACCGCCGGGGGGGCGCTTGGTCGAAAGGCCAGATAGATCAGGCATCAGATTGGCGGGGCTGGCCAGTCAGCCTCGATCAGCGCCGCCATGTCGACTTGGTACTTGGCCGGGGTGCGCGCCAGCACGTAGTTACGAGCGCCTTCGGTGGCCTCAGGCTTCAGGGTTTCGTAGAGCAGGGTAAGCTCCTCGGTTTCCTCGGGCGTCAGCACGAGGGGTTCGACCACCGGCTGACCGGATGTCATCGCCGGATAGGTCTGTGGATCCTGGTTCAATGCCATGTCGTTCTCCTTCACTTGCAGCTTAAGGTCTTGCTGTCGCTACAGGGCGCGCTGACCTTGGGCGAGCCGTGCTTCTTCACCATACCACCGCGACTGTAGGTCGGCGCGGCACCGATGCGTCGGCTGCCCTCGCCAATGTTCATGTCGTTCGGACCAGGAACATCCCCGGAGCGGATGGGCCCACCGCCTGCCCGAGGGCCAATGCGCTTGGGCTCGATCTTCGGACGTCGGGTTTGGCTGTCGATTTCGTCGGCCATGTTACTTACCCCATGATTTGATGACTTTACCGCCGCTGCACATCTGCGGCGTGGTGTAGGAACCCTTCTTCACCATACCGCCTTGGGCGTAGCCCAATAGATCCAACAACGGATGGCCCCGGCCGCTGGGTGGTGCAGTTTTTTGCTTCCCCTTGCGGTACTCATCGGCCTGTTCTCTCCAGTTGTCCGCTTTGTAATCCGGGCCACGACGCTGCTCGGCCAGTGTCTCGCCAAAGGTCTTATTTTGCTGGGACATGGTTACCTCCTAGCGTAGGGTCGCCAAGTTACCTGTGAGCCACAGGATCAGCAGGATGATCAGCACGAGGCCGACGATGCCGCCGAGCCCGTTATATCCATACCTGCCGTAGCCGTAGTAGCCACCACCGAACAGCAGCAGGACCAGCACGATGATGAGGATCAGGGTCATCCGGGGGGATATACCTTCCAGCCGAGGATGGCGATCAGCACCAGCACGACGCCGAGGCCAGGCAAGAGCGGTTGGGTTCTGAAGTACCAGAACCCACCGAGCGCGGTGATCACGAGGATCACCCAGAACAGAACCATGAGCAGCATGTTACCCTCCGAGTAACTAGCGACCCCGCTTAACGCCCCCGCCGCGTTTGAAGTTCCTGGCGGGTACGTTGGCTGGGCCACCGATTTTGCCGGTGTAAGGCGTCACCTTCGACGCCTTGAGCATCGGCTTGTCAGTCTTCTCCTTGCCGATCTTGTCGCTATCGGCCTTGCCGAAACCTTTGGCGACCATGTTACTTAACCTTTCCGCCCTTCTTGAAGAACGCGGGCTTCTCGGCGGCGACGGGCGCACCCTTCTTGGCGAACGGCGGGGCCTTACCCTTGGCTCCGAACGGTGGAGCCTTCTTGCTAGCGAACGGGTTGGGTTTTGCCATCACGTATCTCCCTTCTTTGAATAGTCCTTGAAGTTCGTCCGGGGACCACCCCCGGCGAAGTCCGGCTTACTCCGGTGGAGGCCGAAGCTCCCCACCTTACCGACCTGACCGCCCTTGGCGTAGTTATAGATGCTGAAGCTGGAGTGGGGATCGACAGGTGTCGCTCCCTTCAAGCCCCGGTTCATCTTCATTCCAGCACCGCCGCCCGATCCGCCGCGTCCTGCACCGCCCGCGCTGCCACGAACACTGGGCGCGCTCTTAGCTCCCTGGCTGCTGGGCGGGTTGCTCCCCCGCCACCGCTCCGCTTCGCTGCGAATGGCAGGCTCGTTCGCCGCCTTGACGACCTCCGGTGTTGCCGGGGCGGGTCGCGTCGGCTGCTGCGCTGCGGTGGTAAGTCCGCTCCCTTGGGATGCGATGCGTTCGTCCACATCGACATCTGTATGGCTGTCAATCTTGTTCTGGCCCGTTGCCATGCGGGCGCTCTGGGTGGGCTTCATCTTACTCCTCCGAGTAACTTAGTCGATCCTGAAATAGCCGCCGACGTCCGAGAAGGCCTTTTGGCGACCCGACAGGGGCACGCCCAGCTTCCGTTCGTCCCGCTTTTGCTCAGACTTCTTGCGGTTCTGGGCCTTCCACAGATCCTCCATGGTGATCCTCAAGCTGGGGTCGTCCAGGGTTTCGTTGTAGCTGTCGATCTGCCGCTTGATCCCGGCCTTCTCCTTGTCGGGAGCGTCCCGGTAGCGGTTGACCCAACGGTTGTGGACCTCGC